ATGGTGATGCGCCAGGAGTTTGAGTTGGTGTCGGCGTTGGTGTAGATGTTGGAGTATCAGTTACCGTAGGTGTTGGAGTTTCCGTTGGAGTTTCAGTTATCGTAGGTGTTGGTGTCTCAGTTGGAGTTTCAGTTACCGTAGGTGTTGGAGTATTTGTTGGAGTTTCAGTTACCGTAGGTGTAGGTGTTTCAGTTGGTGTCTCACTAACAGTTGGTGTTGGTGTACTAGTTGCAGTCTCACTTACCGTTGGAGTTGGAGTTTCCGTAGGAGTAAGTGGTGGTAAAATATTAAATGTTATTGTTTCAGAGGCTCCCGAAATTCCCCACTGAACAAGGTATGTTCCTGTGTTAACACCCAAAGTAGTAAGTGTCGTACCCGTAAATGTTGCGGTTCCGTTTAAATTGGTACCCATATAAGGATAAGGAACCATAACACCAAACTCTCTAATACCAAAAAGGTCTCCTGTACTTGAATTTCCATCAACCCCCGTACCACTACCAAATGATGGGTAAGAACTTAAGGTTACTCCTGAGAAAAATTCAACACCCCCCCCTGTTGTTCCAAGACCGTAAACTCCGGAAATTGGATTTATAAAGGTAGTATTTATTGTAAGGATACCTTGGCTTGTTAAACTTGATAGATTTACACTACCCGAACCTGATAGCACAACGTCAGGTCCAACTTCTTGCATTGTAATGAATAAACCTTGAATAGGTGGTGTTGCGGAAGGTGTTGGTGTATTAGTCGGAGTCTCAGTAATAGTTGGCGTAGGAGTATTAGTCGGAGTTCCAGTAATAGTTGGCGTTGGTGTATTAGTCGGAGTCTCAGTAATAGTTGGAGTTGGTGTGTTAGTTGGTGAATTTGTGGGAGTATTAGTTGGTGTCTGAGTTGGGGTTGATGTTGCCGTTTCCGAAATTGTTGGAGTCGGAGTTGGTGTTGATGTTGCCGTTTCCGAAATTGTTGGCGTTGGCGTTGGAGAACCTGATGGTGATGCGCCAGGAGTTTGAGTTGGTGTCGGCGTTGGTGTAGATGTCGATGATGTAGAAACAGTGGGTGTTATCGATGGTGTAGGAGTAATAGTTGGAGTTACTGTCGGCGTCATAGTTGGTGTTACTGAAATTTCACAACCTTCAGGCCATAATGTTAAATCAATTTCTTCGTAAGAATTTGGTGGAAATGCTGTTGAGAATGATCCTACTATATACCATATTTCCCTTGTCTCACCAGGCTTAATTTGATAGTTTTGTACAACTAAATCGTCGGAGCAACGGTTGTAATTGATAACCAATGTTTTCATTGGCATTACGTTTTTAATACCTACCTTTCTACAGACACAAGATGTGGACATTATTTACTTTTTATATAAATATCCATTAAATAAAAAAGGGAGGGTAAACTACCCTCCCTTACTATATAAATTGAGAATATTATCTCAATTCGTCCAAATTGAATGTTCTAACACCATCAACTGTGATACGTCCGTAGAAACGGTTGTTAACCATTTTCTTAGCGTAACGTGTCATGATACCCTTGATAGGGGTAAAGTTGAATGGGTTGTACATAGTTGGAGTCAACTGAAGAGGTACATATGGAGCGTATACGTAACCTGTATCCAACAAGCTTGTACCTTTGTGTCCGATCAACACTTGGTTAGCTGGGAAGTATGGGTCACGGTAAACTTGGTATCTACCAGCCAATGTTCCAACTCTTTCAATACCCATGTTGTACTGATCCTGTTCAGGAGCCGCGTTAGAAACGTGGAAGTACTCAAGGTCGTCAAAGATAGCTGATACTTCTGAAGATACAACGATCCAGTTAGCACCACCTCTAAGAGTTGATTTATGGATTTGAGCTGAAAGTTGGTTGATAGCTGTGATCAATGTTTGGTTCCAGTCCTTCTGTGTGTAAGGAGTAGTACCTGAAGAAGTTAATCTCTTCCATCCGTTGTAGTCCCAACGTAGATCCCATGCCGCACCTTTTCTCAAGTCTCTTAAGATTTCACGGTCGATTTCAGCCGCCACTTGCTCAGACAACAAAGCTGTCAATTCAGCTTCAGCGTCGATGTTGTGGAATGCTGCAACGTCTTGTGCCAATTCAGGAGACCATTGAGCTCTAAGTTTTCTCTCTGTAACAGATACTGTTACTGACTCAAGGTCGAAAGAAACTTCACCGATTTGATCTTCGAATTCCAAGCTCTCGTAGTTTCTGTAAACCGCTACGAACGCGTCAGTGTTACCAGATGTTGATTCGAATGTAGAACCTGTGTAACCGTCAGGTGTAGTTTGACCACACTCAATACAAACAGGAACTTGTAAATCAACTTCCAAGTAGATGTGACCCGCATTATCACATACGTTATTGTACTGACCACCTGAACCTGAACCAGGCCATGGAGCTGATGCAGTACTTCCGTATTCTACAATACCCTTACCGTATCTCTGAGTAACAACTCTGAACAAGTATGGGTTTCTTGTGTTAGCTGAAGTAGTTGTGTTACCTGTAACACCCAAGATCAAAAGACCTGAAAGGAATTCTTCTGTGTCCATCATGTTACCGTTAGGTCCGATCAATTGACCAGCACCTGCGTTCATGAATCCATTCATTTTGATAAGAACTTTTCTGTAATTACCATTAGTGTAACCAGAAGGGATTAAGTAACCATCTTCCCAAACTTGAGTAACAGTGTTAGCTGTGATAGCCGACCATCTACCTTTAGAGTAGTCGAACAATCCTGGAGGATTCAAAGCCGCTTCGTTACCTTCGTAGAACAAGTCATAAAGATCCTTGTTGAATGATGGATTATATGTACCAGCATCTACGTCTGTACCGTAACCCTTGTTAGGATCACCTGGGTAGTTACCTGGAGAACCTACAGGAGCGTAGTGATCACCACTACCACCTGTTGCTCCGTTATAGGTACCACCAGAGTAACCCTGGATACGTGGTACAAAGTAGAACAACTTACCGATAGGTAGGTTCATAGCTTGTACTGATACGATGTCGTTTGCAAGAAGTTTAGAGAATACTCTTCTTACGATTGGAAAAACTACAGTTTCAAAAGATCCTGAGTCAGAAGTAGAAGAAGCTTCATTGATTAAGTGTGAAGCTTGGTTTTCATACAACTGTGCGATGTTTTCCTTAAGGTGACCACCAAGACCCTCTAAGAATCCTAATTTGTCCCATTTGTTAATTGTGTCTTCTTTGATAACTTTCAAATGTTTCATGCCGATGTTACCAACAAGACCACTTTCTAATAATGCACCCATTTTAATATATTTTTTTTAGGTTTTATTTATTGATTTTTTGCATAATATCCTTCATTCTCATGAACTGAGGATTCTCATACGTTTTTGACTCAATCAAATTCTGAGCTGAACCTGAAGCTGGTGATTTGTCAATCTTACCTACTGATTCAGTCACAACATTTTGAGTCGTGTTATTTAGTTCATTCTTGATAGAATTGTAAAGAGACTTTGACTCTTTCAAAGATTCAACGTCGTCAAATCTTCTAAGTATGTTGATTTTCTCTTGCTTCGTAGTTGTATGTTCTGTAAACAATCTTGTAGCGTAAGCTAAATTAGAATTAAACACAGCAACTTCATTCAATTTTTCTCTGAACACGTTAAGAGCCTTACGATATTCATCGTTTTTTTCTCTCAATCTTTGGACTTCATTATTGATAGATTCAACTTTGACCCCGTTATCACCATAAACGTAGTTACGATTATTGGTAATTCCTTTTCTCAAACCACGACCTTCTTTGGAACCCATTCCGTAAGTTCTAGCAGCTTCTTTATGTTCACCCTTCTTACGAGTTTCGAATTGAGCATCGTCTCTTCTTGCCTTAGTAGTTTTTAAATCCTTTCCAGCAATTTTTCCGTGCTTCATAGCTTCTCTTTCGTCTTCACGATCATCATAACCTTGCTTCTTCTTCTTCTTAGCTTCTTCCATCTCCTCTTCGGTGAATTCGAATTTCTTAGGTTTAAGGTTCATACCAACACCCTTAGCACTTCCCTTTGGTTCGATTGCTCCTTCCTTAGTTTCAGCCTTAGTTGTTAGTTTAGCTGCCTTGGTGTGACCCATGACAGGTTTGATAGTCATTTTTGATTCGGTCATGTCGTCAGAATCTTCATCTTCTTCTTCATCCATTTCGATTTCGTAAACTACCTCATCCATTTCTTCGTCCATTTCTTCAGAATGCTCAGACTCATTAAAAATGTCTGCAATCATTGCATCCAATTCCTCGTCTGAAATTTCATCTTCTTCAACATCTACGTTCATATCCATTTGCTCATCCATTTCTTCGCTCATAGAGTCTTCCTCTTCTTCGCCTTCCATTTGAATGATATATTCAACGTCCGCATCTTCATCTTCAATGTGTACTTGATTATCGTCTTGTTTTACGATAATACCGTCTTCATCACTCATCGCTTTGAAAACTTTCAAGATTTCCTCATCAGATGCTCCTGTAAGATCGATAGGTAGTTCATCTTCTTCCTCAGAATCGAATTCCATTTCCATTTCATCCTCATCGGAATCCATTTCCATTTCATCATCTTCTTCGTCAGATTCTTCTGAGTCCATGTCCAAATCCAAGATATCTTCTTGTTCTTCCATTTCCTCAGCGTGCTCAGCCTCTTTCAGAGACTCTTTTACTAGTTCAGAGATTTCTTGTTTCATTGTCGAAGCAAGTATTCCTTTTGCATTCTCCGCTACTACTTGTTCCAAATTTTTCATTTGGAGTAGTGCTTCTTCTACTAGAGATTTGTTTTGTGCCATTTGTTAAAATGATTATTTTTACACTATAAATATATCCCCAAACAAAAAAAGTTATTTTTTTGATAATATCAGCCAAATTAAAATAAAAAATCCCCCACTTTTGGTGGAGGATTATTTTTAGTTATAGTAAAAATTACTTTTCTACAACCTCATCGATCTTACTTTCAGACACAGATGTGATTCTCCAATCGTGTGGGAAACCAGCATATCTTGTGGTAACTTTAGCTTCAACGTCAGTTACGTTGAATCCTCTTACGAGTTTTTCTTCTCTGATTTTTTTGATCTTTCCTGTGTTTTCATCGGGTAGATCATAAGTAATTTTTGCAATAAAATATTTTTCGTCCATGTTTTTTTGGTTTTTAATTATCTGTTTAAATAATGGTTCAATTTATTCAATAAGTCAATAGAGCGGTCCATACCTTTTCCTGTTGATTGTGAAGAAGATGATATTCTTGCCATTTTTTCTTCTTCCAAGTTTTCTTCAAAGTTGTTTCTGTCTTTTACATCGGTAAAAAGATATGCACCAGGTGTAGATGGTGATGACACCAAATCAAAACAGATAAGTTCAAAGTCGTCTTGTACTTCGTTTTGTTCTCCAATTTTTTTTAGAGATCCAACACCACGTGATGAGATACCTAATGTAACACCTTGACGAAGTAAATTTGCCGCTTGATCACCTTTGGTTGATACAACACCTCTTTCGTGAAAACCTGGTGATGTTAGAAGTTTTAGTTTACCCATAAGGATATGTCCATCCCACCAAATCTCGGTGATTGCGTGTGACACACGATCCAAATCAATAAGTGATGATTCAGGGTGATTGAGTTCAGACAGAGCAATACCCTTGTCGATCATTTTCTTATAGTTTTCAGCCTCTCTCTTGAGGATTCTCTCAGGATATACACGACCGTTTCTGTTGGGTGTATTGTACTTTTGAAGTACCGCATAGAATTCAAAAGGCTTTGAATAGTCCAACATAGTTTTGTTGGATTCTTCAATTATGTTCTTATTGAAATCATCGTTTGGCGAGATATGTCCCGCATCCATTTCTATGAGTATACCCTTACCAGTTTCACTCGGACCTAAAATTCGCATATAGATATCTTTTAGATATAAATATACTGATTATAGTTCTTTTACTTTTTTTGAAATGGTAAACTCGAAATTGGAGTTTTGCATAAAGTTTTTGTTGTAGATTTCCCTGCAGATTCTCTTGAGAGAAAATTTGATTTTTGGATCTTTAAAATCTATTTCACAAGCGAGAAAAAAAGTAATTTCTAAATTCATAAAACTTTTTTTTCCAAATGTAATCCCACTAGTTCTTAGGTCTAAATCAACAATGTAATTTGATTTAAATAATCCTGTGTCGATCATTTCGTACACAGAATTTTTTATGGATTTACTCAGATCTGATACTATTCTCTCAGGTTTTTCAAATTCTTGTTTTGGCGTCACCCAACTTTGTATATTTAGATATATTGATTTGAGTTGTTTGGCATCAACTGTGCCGTAATTTATCTTCGCTTCAGGGAACCCTACAATACGCGAAGTTTTGCCTTTTTTCATATATTATTTGACATACAAATGTTTATTGTTAATAAAAATATACCACTAAAATGGTATTATGTCAAATTTTATCAACATCTGTATTATTTAGTAATATATGCTGATAGTAGAAGTCAAAAATAATAATATCGAAAAAGCACTAAAAGTGCTCAAAGGTAAAGTTATTAAAACAAAACAATTGAATATTCTCAGAGCTAAAAAAGAATTTCAGAAAAAGTCTGTAAAAAGAAGAACTGAAATTAACAATGCAAAGTACGTTCAGTCGAAAAAGGATTCAGAGTCTTACTGAATGTTGTTGTAGAGAGCAAAAAGACGAACGTAATTAATTTTACTGTACTCATCTTTTTCTATCTGACCGATAGTTTCCTGAAGTTTTGTTTTAGTAACGTCATCTTCACTCTCAACACCGTTGAGAGAATATATTGTCTTGTTCTTTAGTTCGTTATATTCTATCTCTAAATCTGTATCTTCAGTCATCAAAACTTTTGCCAAATCTGTTTTAGATGATTCGTCTAATGTTTCAATATAATTTGCTAATTGTTTTCCCGCGATGTTAAAAATAGTTTCAATCGGTAAATTAATTGATTCTTTTACTTGTGGTTTTTGAGTCAGATTTGATATTAAGTTTTTTCTACTTTCAACGGATTCCAAAATTGTGGTGGGCATTGAGTATACCAAATTGTCAATGTTTTTGTATTTGTTTTCACAAACAACATCTTTAATCCACAAGGAAACTGATGACAAATCTGATTTAGGTAATATTTTCTCGATCTGTCTCAAAGATTCTGTAATATACAATTCGGCAGTTTCTTTATCCAAACCTTGGTTCTTGTCGAGTTCTGTGTATAGATGAGTTAAATTACTGACAGCTTTATTCTCCAAAACAAATTTTTTGAAGTTTGCCATATCTTCTTTCATTGTACCTTTCACATAAGAAGATACCAACTTAGACTCTATTTTAGATAAAATTTCTCCGAAGTTCATTTGATATATTTTATAATAAATATATTAGTTTATCAAATTGCCCAGCACTTTTTCTATTTCACCTAACGAACGTCTTCCTTTTTCCAAATCAAGCTCATCAATATTGGTTGATTCTGACGAATCAAAAATCATGTTCATTTTTTTGGTTTTACTTTCAGGGGTTACCTCACCGGTTGGTGATCCTGTTTCACCACCGGGAGATTCCAAAGGTGTTGCCTCAGGAGAACCAAACTCACCACCACCCTCAATTCCAAACTCTGAAGTCTCAGTTTCACCTGTGACAGGAGTTTTAGAACCATATAAGTTATCAACAGTATCAAACAAACCTGTTTTAGTAATGACGTTTGGAGTGTTTTGAATTTCTGTAGCAACCGCTTTTTCAATCCTTTGTTGTTGTAGGTCAAGTTTGATTTCCTCATCAGAAAAACCTAGTATGTGTTTCTTAGCCCACGATTGTGATACTGGAGCAATACCTTCAATTGGCATTACAGCGTCTTTGTATAACAACATTTTTTCTTTCCAAACATCGATAGTCAACAAATCAGCTTGTTTTGATGGATTTGTCAAACTAAGTTGGAATGACCCTAATTCATCTTCAAATCCTAACAGGAACAAGTGAACAATAGCGATCTTATTTAGTTCGGCAATCATTGACTTCTGAATACGATTGATTGTACGTGCAAAACGAATATCCTGAAGGGATAAGTTTCTTCCATCACCAACAACTTCTTCAAAACCTAAAAATGCTTTTGGAATTCTAAGTGCCGTCAATAGTTTCTTTTGAATATATTCGATATCAGCGATCTCAGATAAGTTCTGAGCACCCTGTAATGTTTCGATTGGATTTGGAGCCGAAGGATCTCGAACAGGTATAAAAAAATCTTGATCAACCGCCATTTGGTTGAATCTCATATCTACGTTGCCAGTTTTGGGATCTGTAACCATATCCTTTTTGAACTGTGCTGCAAATCTTTGAACATACGGTTGGATATCACCATCATCCATGTTACCAACATAAACTTTGAACACACGTCTTTCAGGTGCTCTTGAGACACGATAAACTAACATCGCATCTTCACCCAAAACTAATTGTTTCCAAATTCTTCTAGCTTTTTCCAGCATTGAAGTACCGTAAGGTAATTTTCTGTCATCACCTAATAATCTAAAATGAGCAATTTCCCAACTCTTAAATTCGAGTTGTTTGTTTTTCCATGTAAAAGTAAGACTTGATACTTTATCTGAAGTACCGGCTAATCCCGCTCCCGAACTTGCTCTTCCTCTCATACCAACTTCAACTCTTTCGATCTCGATATTAGGTAATTGAAGACATCCTACAACACCTTTTTCAGGATCTAATTTTAAGAAAACAAAGTTATCACCATACTTAGACGTATTTCTTGTCCACATTGGTAAGTTAGTATTGATATCCAAAGCGTTGTTAAACAAATCACCCAATACTGCTTTGATCCTTGGTGAATCAGAATAAATTTGCAACATGTATCCGTTTTCATCTACCGTAGTAGACTCTTCCGCATAGGTATCCAAAGCTGCTGAAATCTCAGGAGTATATTCCATTGATTCGTAGTCGTAGTATGACGCCAACCTTGTTGGTTCATAATAAACCGCTTGTGAATAAAGGTTATTCTCAATTTTAGCCCATTGTTGAGTTATATATGATGTTTGTCTGGCTTGTAATTTTTCACGTTCATACTCAGCTTTGTCCGTTGTTCTGAGTAGTTCTTTTTTGTCAAATTTGTACGTAGGTACATCTTGACCCAGTAATGAGTTAGGTCCGAAGGTCTGTGATAACCTCTGCCATATTGTTAAGTTTTTATCTTCTTCCGCCATATTCTACAATATTACTTGATATGTATTTTTTATCAACGTTTTATTCCTCCGAATACCCATAAATATTCTTGATAATCCCTTTTAGTAGGTTGATTTCTATAAGCAGGATTATTATCAAACATTTGATTTGGAATTTGTGGATTGAAGAATTGTTGTGTTGGCTTTTCATAAGTTTCGACCGTCCAAGATTCTAACATACTTTTGGCCATCTCATTTACCTTATTTAGTTGGGTGAATGATGTTTCAGCAACATATACCGCCATGGCAAGTGCCATAATTAAGTCGTCGTGTTGTCCTTTCATGTGATCGGGTCGTCCATTGATATAAACAAATGTGTTCATTTCACTTAACAATCTTGTAGATCTAACTTTCATTCCGTGTCTTAAGGCTTCTTCAAAAGCTGCGATAATTTGAACACGTTTCTGACTAAAATTTAAACCTGGTATTTTGTCTCTAACTTTGGGATCAAACTTCCATTTATTTCCGTATTCAACGCCCTCAACATATAAATCTTTATAATCTAATTCTTGTAATTTCCTAGCGGTTGCCACACCCATACCACCGGTAATATCTATAACAATAAATGCTGAATACATCGTCGCCCACTTAAATGCAATTTCAGCCAATACATCAGGTGGTAGTTTACCCAAGTATTCGGCAACTTGTTCTCGTTCATCAAAATCATAAATTTGAATTGTAGAAAAGTCCTCCGAATCACCCCTTGAAACGTCAACTCCCATAATATATTTGTGACCCATTTCAGGTTCTTTCCAAATCCAAAAACCACCACTCATCATTTTTCCAGAAGGATCTTTGATAGTAGTTTCAGTAATGTTTTGAATCAAGTTTGAATCGAATACGTTGTCACCAGATCCTAAGAAATTACACTCCAATTCTTGTGCAACTTTTCTTTTATCGTATTTAAGTTTTTTCACCATAGCCTCAAACCATGACGATGAAGGTTTATAACCTTCTTTGAATTTTGATACTATTTCTTCAAAATTTCTTTCAAATGGATTGATCTTTGAGTAATCTAATAAAACTTCTTTGTCATCATATTCTTCTCGATTGAGAAAATAATGAATTATATCTTTTGTTTTTACTAAATACAAATCTTTTGTATAACGAGGATCACGATACCAATACATTTCGGTGATTTTGAAGTCGTTCATACTACGTAAGGCTTGATCGTAAATTTCGTAGTAAATAGGATCATATCCATTAGGGGTGGAGATGACAATTACCTTACCACCCGTAGACAAAGATGCCATACAGGCAGCCCAAAAGTCTCCATCGGCATCAATAAAGGCTGCCTCATCAAAGATAAGAATAGTAGGTGAGTAACCACGAAGTGCGTCTTTTGAAGTTGCCACAGCCTTTATTTCACACCCATTTGAAAGTTTGTAGTGTTTGGCGGCGTTTTTATCAGGAGAAAACCCAACACCAACCCAATCGGGCCATTGGGCAGTAAATTCTCTTATTTTGTTTGCAAATTCAATAGACGTATCTTGTTTGTTAGCAATAATCAAAACCTTTTCTGGTTTGTTTTTTCTAGCAAAAACAACTTTTTTACTTGCCCAAGCCGCTGTCACTGTTGATACACCCGCCTGTCTATACTTCAAAGCTATGTTTTCGTTGTACGCATCATAGTCTTCTACCAATCGGACTTGATCAGGAAATAGTTCTAATGGAACATATCGTGATTGAGTATTATCGTAGGTCTGTAGATAGGTTTTTAAAGCGTAGGCAGTACTTGTCATACACTTTGAATACTCTAAGAGTAATTGTTCTTTACTTAAACCCATTGTGTGGTTTAGGATCTACTGATACCTAAACTACCTAAAAAGTCATCTAAATCACCCAAATCATCGTCATCATCAGGTGAAGCAACGTCTGAGTCTGACTCTTCAGAACCATAATCTTCATCATCATGAGTTTCTTTCAAATGGTCCACAATTTCTGTCACCATTCTATCTAAGATTTGGGTAGCCTTAGCGTCACCTCTAAGAATTGCCTTTGCTAGTTTGAAAAATTCCTCAGCAGTCAATGCTGAAAAACGAGCGAATAGGTAGTTCTGTATCCATCGTTTATCTTCGTCAAACAATTTTTCAGGATAAGATTCAATAAACTTTTCCCATAATACAGGTCCAAGTCTCAAATCCCAAATTTCGTTTGCTAAAGTGTCTGTTGACGCCATCACCATTTCGGCTTGTTTCGGGTCATCGGGTAATCCTTGAGTACCAAGAATTTCCATTGTTCCTTTAATCAATTCGTGTACAAGGACTGGAAAAAATACACCTCTAGCTTTTACTGTTGGTGGTTCGGTTTCAATATCAACTTCTTCCTTACCAGCAACACCACCTTGATTCATCATCATGTCCATCGCTTGATCAGGTAGAACCCAATACAACAAATCATTTACTGACATGAGAACACCATAAAGATTCAATAAACGAGGATTTAATCGATCAAGTTCATCTTTTACTAATTCAAACATGTAATGTCCTTTTTTTGATGACCCTTGGATTAAAGCATTTATAAATCTTCGTTTTGCCTTTTCAATGTCATATCGTTCAAAAGCGGTAATAAAATCTTCAATGTCTTCTTCTTGTTGTTGGAAATTTTGTTCAATTTCTTCTTGTTCTGGTTCTTCACCTTCTTTGGAAAATCCCTCCATATCAATTTCACCCATACCAACTAACTTAGCATCGTATTGAACTTGATCAGGTCTCACTCCCATTTCTTTACGTACTAAATCTACCGCCAAGTTTTCCAAATATTCTTTGTTTTGAGATTGAATTCCAAATACGTCTCTTACTGCACCCATCATAATCATTTGTAATCCCATAAGGGCATTTTGACTACTGACTTCTTCTTGTCCCGTATACCTTTTTACTTTCTCAACTACGTCCTTAAATCTTTTTGATGCAATTTTTTCTTCAAAAGAGACAGGTATCTCTTCAGATTTGATATCAGGAAATGCCGGACTTTTAGACAGTGGGGTTTCACCCTTTTCCATCTTTCTTTTGATGTCAGGTGACATTCCTTTCGTTTGTTTTTCAAACTCTCCTCTATTTTGAGGGTCTTGTTCTTTCAAATTCTTTTTCATTACTTCTTATTTTCAAAAGTCAGACCTAGTTGGTCAAATGTGATATAATCAGGAATTTTAGTAATTGGTGCCTTTGGATTATCATCAACCATATTTTTTCCAGCCTTTGGTTTTGGTTGATGTTTTGGATTTTTGAAAGGATCACTCTTACCTGGTTTCTCAGTTGTACCTGGTTTTACTTTAGGTGGTGCAGTAGTAGGTGCTTGTTCCATAGCTTCTTTTTTTGTTAAAGTATAGATCTTTCCTATGGGTTTGTCCATTCCCACATTTCCAACTAACTTATCAGCGATTCCCTTTTTTAGGGCTTTTCTGATGATACCACCTTCCTCCAACATAGAAACAAACTCACCTTTAGTCATTTTCGGTGTCAAGTGTTTCTGAACTAACTTGTCAAGTGATGATTCTAAAATAACTTGTACAGGATTTTTTCCTTCTTTCATTGTTTTTTTCACATCTTTTACACATCTTTCAAATTTTTTCTTTTGATTTTCAGTATAAGAATCTCGATCTTTTCCTTCAAGACCTAATGAAGATGTACAAACAGCATAAGGATTATATTTTCCTTCTTTTTTTTCTTCCAAATCTTGAGATTCGTCCATACCATCTTGGTACATTCCTGGCGTTTTACCTGGATCAACACCAAAACCATCGTTTGTATCAGGACCAACCTGATGAGGTGCCTGTGTTGTCTCACCAGATCCATAGGGATTTAAAGGATCTTCATCTTGACCTTCTTTCATCTCCTTTTCATAGACCTGATAAGGCTTTCCTTGTTGTTGAAGTTTAATTTCATCAGGTGATCCTTTTTTTACCTTGATGGTAATAGTTTCTTGTTCCTTAGTTTCTTTTTTAGTTTTCATAAACTGTATTTTTTTCAAATTCTAATATTAGGTCTCTTGCGTACAATTTATCTTTCACTTTTTCTTCGGTGTCACCGTATCTGAAAACTAATCTTTCTTTATTTTCAGAACTATCTTCGGTTTCCCAAGATAAAGCAATAATATCTTCCATGGCATCGGTCATTCCCATATAATCAGATTTTTGAATCAATTCCAAATCAACTGATGTATTTCTAAGGGTTGCAACCTTTTCTATAAAATTAATGTGGGGTGGTTCAGGATAACCGTTTGACGGTTTAGCATCCCAATTCTCACCCCACACATCAAGTTCTTTACCGAAAATGAATTCGTACATGTTATCACCTCTATAGTTAGGGCCCAAGCCATTCACATAGATTAGATAACTCATAACACTTCACCTTTGGTAGATATTTTGATTTGTTCTCCTTTATGTTCAAAAACTAAATTACCCTTGTTTGTTTTTCCAAGAAATTTGATTTCTGAATTTTCAGACATAACAAATTCTGCCGCCAATTTTTGTTCAACACTCTCTGACAATCTTTCAAAAGGTTTTGGTAAAGATTTTTTTAATTGTTTTTTTTCTGATTCAGAAACAACAAAGTATTTTTCCAAAACTTTATCAACTTTTGACTCTGAGAAGATACTGTCCATAATTTTAGATATTGAAGTGTGAGCCTTATCCTCTTCACTCATTTCTTCGTTACGTTGATTCTTGATGTTAGAATAAACTCCAATCACTTTACCATCTCTTCCATCATACTTGTCACGAAGGTCACCCTCACCCATTTCACTTCTTCTTTTACGAAGTTTGAAAGGTCCACCAAATTTTTCTTTGTATGTATCCCAAAACTTTCTATCACTACTATCTCTACCGAATTCTGCATCGTCACTTCTTCCCTTACGAAACCAATTTTGATTTGGGTATTTTGAAATAAAGTCATCAAAATCATCATATTCTTCTTCGTCATAATCAAAGTTGAAATCGTTCATTTGTCTATCAGATTTGTCATAAAAACCGTGGTCACCAATTCCCAAGTACATATCATCTCCTTCACCCATTTCACCCTCAACAGGTTCATCTAAGGTCATATCAAGATCCATATCCATTTCTTCATCACCCGTCATATCCAAATCCATCTCATCTGATTCATAATCAGTTTCAACTTCTTCGAATTTATCCATGATGTCTTCTTTATCCTCATCATCCAACTTTTCCAAATCCAAGGCTGACAAAACTGAATTTAGAACGTATTTGATGTCTTCAGAAGTCATACCGACAGAGTCGTTCATTGTGCGAATCTTCTGACCTAATTTACCTGTTAGTTTTTGAACTACTTTGAAGTCTACTTCTTCCTCAGCACCCATTTCAGGTGTTTCAGTATCCATTTCCATATCCATAGACTCATCACCACCTTCTGTGTCCAAACTCATGTCCATATCCATTTCCATATCATCAGCTGGTGCAGCCTCAGGTTCTGGTGCCGGTGCTGGCTCAGGTGTTGGTACTTCTTGTTTTGGAAGTTTCAATGTAAACTTCTTTTGCTCTTCCAAATTGAACATAGACACCCCTTGTTCGTTCTCGTTGAGTCTATTGAGTTCACCAGCCAAAAGATTCATTCTCTTGAGTGCCTGTGAGTAGGACTTATAATACTTTCTATTCTTCATTGGTTCAATGTAATCCAATGATTCATCGATTCTTTTCTTGATAATATAACCAAGTTTTTCTTTTACAATTTCATATTGAAGTCCATCTGCCAAAGTTTTTCCAAACTCAACACGTGATGTTTCATTTATCGAAGAAGGTGTATTTTCTTTGTATCTAGCAATTTCAAGGATTCTATTGATCTTGTCTTGTCCTTGTAATTTTTCACTTCCAATTGGTCTTAGGTCAGCCATTTTTATAATATATTTTTAGTTGTTTAACCCGTTAAATCCACCTAAAGCCACTGCCGTTAGTTGTACAACGGGTTCGTTTTGTGCTGTCGAATAGACTGGGTGAGGCAAGGGAGCAGTAGTAACTGTTCCTTCACAATTTATACAATCTTGATAATTGTAAGTTCCTGCGCTTAATACTGCCATAATTTTTTTCTTTATAAATATACGGATATTACCAAATCTTTATTTATTCAGTCTCTTGATTTTCTAAAGATAATTTTTTATCCATCAGTTTATTTTTGAAATTGTACAGTTTGTCAATGTATTGGTTCCTTCTCAAGAATTTAAAAACCAAATTCTCATAAGAAAATTCACCATCTTTTTCCAAACCTGAACTTCTATATTTTTTTAATTTTTCTTTGAATTTTTCTATTTTTCCTAAGGCAGTATCCAAATCATCATCAACAATATCTTCCATCAAGTTATCGATGGTTTCCATAACCCCTTTGACTTTTTTCATCAAAAAGTCTTTGTCAATTTTAACATTTTCCTTTTCGGGTTTGTCAACCCACTGATCAAATAACACAGAATATACACCAGTTGAGAAGTGAACTTCATTGATATCCTCAGCATACAACTCAACCTCATAACCTTTTACAGTTATATTGTGAGTGGTATTAAATAAAGTTTTTTTGAGTTGGAATAGTTCTTTGTAAACATCACGATCTTTTGGATCAAACTGAGAAAAATCTACATACATGTGTAAATCAATATCTGAAAACTCAGACCAGTTGAAATTCGCCAAAGATCCTGTGAATCTAATGTCATCAACAAATAAATCTTCACCCAAAAAATCCATAAATTCACCAGCAATTTGTAATAATGCAACACGGATTCCGTTTTTCAATACAGGGGTGTCAGTATCAACATCATTCCAAATCTTGGGGTTCAAAGTCTCCTTTGTACCAAATGACATCAATATTTCAGAGTATTTGTCCATAAACTATAAATACTCCGATATTAATTAAGGGAGTTTGTTGTATTTGAATGCTTTGGAAATTTTGGTGGTAAAGTATTTTCCTTGCGATTCCGCTAGTCTGAATTCCGCATAGACGTTATGAGGTACATTTTCATATTCATAACGGGTTCCATTTTTGAACTCCGCAATCAACTTCTTAGTCGCCGTATCGTATTCGGTTCTATTGATGTTTGATGATTCAATATCGTTGATAATTTTTGTTCCTTCTATTGTTTGTGATTTTACGGCCATGTTACAAAGGGGTTTTGAGATCAACTCTATACAATAAATTTGAAAAGTAATCATCAAAATCAGAATTACTATTTTCATAATCCATAAGACCAAACCTACGAGCATCACTCTTCAACTTTTTCAAGTCGTATATTACCCTCTCACGTTGCAGGTACATTGAAGGGGTCATACCCTCACCTTTTTGTAACTGACGGTCTTTAACACCATGGTCGATAAACATTTTTCTCATAAGGATGTATCCACGGACAACATCCATCAAATCATTTTTTTTGATTTTTATAAATTTTCTTAATTGTGGTGTCATACCATATAAATACAATAAACCCCCACTTTTGGGTGGGGGTCGTGAATTACATTTTCAGTTTTTTGAGTTCCTCTCGGATTTCAATTGCTCTTTCAAAGTTATGATCTGAAATCACTTGTTTGAGTTCATTCTCAAGTTTTTCGATCTCCTCTTGAGAGTTTTCAAGTTTCTTCATTCTATCACGAATGGCGATTGCCAGTTCGTAATCTTCATTTTCAATTGATCGTTGGAGTTCGTATTTGAGTCTATCAGTACTGACCTCTTGTTTTTTATTAGATTTGAACATATTAGTCATCATATCGTCATCAAAACCTGAAGAACGAACAAAGCTGGTAATTACAATTTTACCATCATCAGATGTGAATGTCTCTTTATTCCATTCACCATTTTTATCTTTTCCCTTTTCCACATTATTTTTTCCGTGGATACCAAATCGTCCACCAAATGGATTATTACGACCAAACATATTATTTAGTTCATTGAACAGGTCATCGAAAGAATCACTTTTTCCAAACATATCTTTTCTTTTTTAGATTTTTATTGTTTATCTTTGTCACAACAATAGTAAATAATATGCCAATGCCAAAAATAACCATCTATTCTGACAAAATGTCAAAACAAGAATATTATTACCTGTCAAATTGTCAATATTGGTATTTGGAAAAATAATTGTATATTTGTGGTGTAAATCAAAAACAGCTATAACATGATTGAATCAATGGACGATAACGATAAGGGAGCCAAATCCCGTCAAAAACAAAGTGGAACTCCCGTCTTGGATAACTTCTCTAAAGACCTAAACAAGATGGCCGCTGAGGGTAAACTAGATCCCGTCATTGGACGTGAGATGGAAATTCACCGAATTGCCCAAATCCTATCCCGTAGGAAAAAGAATAACCCAATTATCGTGGGTGAACCTGGTAGTGGTAAAACCGCTATCGTGGAGGGATTGGCCAACAAGATCGTACAAGGTGACTGCCCCCGAAATCTTCGTGACAAACGTCTTGTCCTATTGGACCTTACTTCAATTGTCGCGGGTACCAAGTACCGAGGACAGTTTGAGGAGCGTATGAAGGTTATCATCGAAGAATTGTCTGAGAATCCAGACATCATCGTCTTTATTGACGAAATCCACACGATCGTAGGTGCTGGTAACGCATCTGGCTCGATGGATGCATCCAACATCTTCAAACCCGCTCTTGCCCGTGGTGAAATCCAATGTATTGGAGCAACCACTCTTGATGAGTACCGTACCAATTTTGAAAAAGACGGAGCACTTGAGCGTCGATTCCAAAAGGTTAGTATTGATTCTCCCTCAAAGGAAGAAACTCTACTTATCCTTCAACAATCAAAATCACGTTATGAAGATTTCCACAAGGTCCTTTACACCGAAGAGATCTTGGAGATGTGTGTTAATCTTGCGGATCGTTACATCACCGATCGTGAATTTCCCGATAAAGCATTTGATATCTTAGATGAGGTAGGAGCTCGTAGTCAAGTGGAGGTAAAGATACCCGAGTCAATTGAGATCCTCAAAAACAAAGCGGCAGAACTTAAACAACAGAAGTTAGATGTTGTAAAAAAACAAGACTACGAACAAGCCGCTGAGATTCGTGATAAGGAGAAGAAACTTTTGGAACGTTTGGAGAAGGAAAAGGTTAAGTTCGAAAAAGAACAAGCCGAAAACAAAAAACCAATTGATCCCGAGTTGGTTCTTACAGTGGTGGCATCCATGACCAAAATCCCTGTAAACAAATTATCTGTTGATGACAAAGCGGCACTTGTTGGTTTGGAAGAGTCCCTCAAGCAACAGGTCATTGGTCAGGACGATGCTGTTAGGAAAATTGCTCGAGCAATGCGTCGGAACCGTCTTGGAATCAAAGACCCAAACAAACCAATTGGTTCGTTTATCTTCTTGGGTTCAACTGGTGTTGGTAAAACACACTTGGCAAAAGAACTCGCCAAACAAATCTTCGGTTCGGCCGACAACCTAATCCGAGTGGATATGTCCGAATATCAAGAGAAACACTCCGTATCGCGTTTGATCGGAGCACCTCCAGGATACGTAGGTTATGATGAGGGTGGTCAACTCACCGAGCAGGTGAAGAACAAACCATATTCGGTGGTTCTTTTTGACGAGGTTGAAAAGGCAAATAAGGAGATCTTTCATACCCTTCTTCAAATGTTGGATGAAGGTCATCTTACTGACTCTTTGGGTCGTAAAATCAACTTCAAAAACACCCTCATTATTATGACCTCAAACATTGGTGTGAAGAAACTTCAAGACTTCGGTACTGGTATCGGTTTTGGTGGATCTTCATACTCAACGGAGGAACAGAAGAAGGAAATCTTGAAAAAGGAAATGAAGAATTACTTCTCACCTGAATTCATCAACCGTATTGACGAAACCATTATCTTCAATTCTTTGGATCAAGAATCCCTGAAAAAGATCGTATCTATCGAACTCAACAAGTTGATGAAACGTCTTGGTGATCTAAAACTAAACTTCAGTTTTGATGATAAACTCGTAGAACACATCTCAAAAGTAGGGTTTGATGAAGTGTACGGTGCCAGACCGATCAAACGAGCAATTCAAGATGAAGTGGAGGACTTGGTATCCGAATCAGTCTTGTCTGACATTGTAAAAGAAGGTGGAACATACACCATTTCAGTGGAAGATGAGAAAGTGGTTATCAAGTAAAAGAAAGGGGGTCTAAGACCCCCTTTTATTTTTTACAATACTTTGAGTTCTGACCATAATACATACAACGTAAAAGTGTTACTTCAACTCTTATGTCATGATATTGGTCTCCGACTGCGGCTCTATGACCATTTCTGATCGATAGAAATAATTCATATTCTATCTCTACAATTCTTTTTAATATATCATTTTCACTCATAGGCAAAAAAAATTTGGGCAAAAAAAAGAGGTCTTACGACCTCAATTATTATTCTTCTCTTAATAACCAAGTTGTTAAGATGTATTTATCGTTGGATACCGGTACATGACCTCTGTGAACATATGGCCAAGGTGCTGGCCAAACAATAAATGTTCCTTTAGTGGGTTTTACCATCAAACTTTGATGTAGGAACTCTGTTTCTCCACCCTCTTCGACATCATTGAGGTAAAACATAACGGCGAAGAGTCTGTTATAAAACTCACTATATTCACCCTCGGTGTGAAAAGACTTAAAGTGACCCACACCTTTTTCATATCTTTGTAATTGCCACACAGGGTAGTATGTTCCCTTACCAAAAAGATATTCGTGAGTGTTAAACTCATCTGTAGTTCTAAATCTACGAACATAAAGATCGATCTTTTCGTTAGCTGCATCAACAACCTGATTAACCAATTCTTCAAGTTCAGGAACTTTCATAATGTCAAAATCGGTAGTATCTTTGAATCTTTTATCTAAACCACTGGCAGTTATCCCTTGGTGATGATAATCTTCGTATTCGTGAAACGCCTCAATAAGACGATCACATAACTCCTCAGATAGAGTCCCAGGGTAAACTCCGATTGTATCCTTGACGTTCATATTCGTGTTTTGTATATCCTAATCTGTTTATCATCTCGTGTGCAGTGTGGATGGAATTTTGTAAATCCTCCACTACAACATACTCATGCATTGTATGATAATTATAATAACCACAAGAAAAATTTATACAGGAAAAATCAAATTTTATTTTCAATTGTGAAACATCCGTATAAGGATGGATTTGAAATTCATGATGAGCAAACTTTTCTGTCAAAACTTCATCAGCAATTCGAAAAAATTCCGAATTACGATCAAATAATCTAATACCTGAACAAACTTCAGTCACCATGTAATTACTTGGGGCATCCAATTGGATGGCATAAGCAACATCCGAGAAAAACTCGGGACTTGCCTTACGAGATCCCAAGCATCCAGTCTCTTCTGAAACAAAGAATGCCGCTTTTAAATGTGGTAAATCACGGAGAGATACCAACGCACCGTAAACACCACATTTATCATCACCACCAATACCAACGGGTTTACCATCAGGATTATACCCTTTCAGAGACAACTTACCTTGTTTTTGACGATTAGGTAAAATTTCCTCATGAACCATAATTTCATCTTGAAAATGATGGACCGTATCAGTATGAGCCACCATACAAGGGTAGAGTTTATCCTCATACCCTTGAGTGGTCTTCGTGGCATATACATTCATCATCTCATCAACCACATAAGGAATACCCTCTTTATCCAACCAATCAGAGATGTATTGGACCATAAGTTCCTCATTATAAGTTGCGGTACGAACTGATAACAGTTCCTTCAAAAATTCTAAGTCGTTCATTTTCCGATGGATTTACGATAGTTTGAAAGAATAGAATTGATGTTTTGACGACCAACAGGAT